TTTTTAAGGAAAGGAGGAAATATGGCAGGAAATATCAAAGGGATAAAAATTGAAATCGATGGCGATACCCAGCCCTTACAAACAGCGTTAAAGGGTATAAACAAAGAGTCTGTAAATGCTACAAATGAACTAAAACAAATCGATAAGGCTTTAAAGTTTGATACTGGGAATGTTACCTTACTAACCCAAAAACAAGAAGTCTTACAGAAGCAAGTTGGAACCACTCGGGAAAAACTAGAAACCTTAAGACAAGCTCAATCTCAAGTTGAGGAGCAGTTTAAAAAAGGAGATATTGGTGCAGATCAGTATCGTGCTTTCCAACGTGAAGTAGAAGTGACTCAAAATGTCCTGAAAGGATATGAGGGAAAACTAGCTAGTGTCAATCAGGCTCTTGAGGGTAATGGGAATGCAACCAAGAATAACCAAACCCAATTGAAAGAATTGCAGAACGAGCAAAAACTACTTGCCAGTGAATCTGAAAAAGTCGTTAGTTCGTTTAAGCTGCAAGAAAGCCAGATGGGTGCTAACGCTAGCGAAGCTGACAAGTTAGCATTGGCTGAAAAGAAGATTGGTGCACAGTCCGAAATTGTCGCTCGCCAAATTGAAAACCTTGAGAAGCAATTAGAAATCACTAAAAAAGAATTTGGTGAGAACTCCACACAGGCCAACAAGATGGAAGCTGAGCTAAATCAGGCTAAGACAGCTTTTAATCATCTCAATGATGAGATGAAGGGAACAAAGCCTGCTGCTGATAGCACTCAAGAAAGTTTAAGTGAAATTTCGAGAAATTTAAGGGCAGAACTACTTCAACAGTTTAGTGAGAAGTTGAGTGCTATTTCAGATAAGCTTGTGGAAGTAGGAAAAGAAGCGTTAGAAGCAGCTGCTCAAATGCAAGCTAGTAATGCTCAATTTACTACCGTTTTCGGAGATATGGAAATCCAAGCAAGAGAAGCGTTGAATGCTATTGGTCAGGAAATGGATATTGTCCCAGAGCGATTGCAAGGATCATTCACTCAGATGGCTTCATTCGCTAAAACTTCAGGATTGGATACAGCAGAAGCTTTGGATCTTACTTCTCGTGCAACTAGGGCAGCAGCAGACGGTGCAGCCTTCTATGACAAATCTATTGAGAGCGTAACAGAGAGCTTACAATCTTTTTTGAAGGGAAACTTTGCTAACGATGCCGCTCTTGGCATTTCTGCAACAGAAACGACCAGGAATGCAGCTGCAAATAAACTGTATGGCAAATCATTCAAGGACTTGAGCGAAGCGCAGAAGCAATTGACCTTGCTTCAGATGGTTGAAGACGGGAATAAACTTTCAGGAGCACTTGGACAGGCTGCAAGAGAATCAGACGGCTTAGAAAATGTGATGGGGAATCTGAAACAAGCTGGGACCAATGCATTATCTGCTATTGGTCAACCTCTTCTGGAAATGATGATCCCTGTTTTTCAAACCTTGGCAACGATTGTGAAAGGTGTAGCTGAGCTGTTTAATTCCTTACCTGATCCAGTAAAAGATTTCATTGTCATCTTAGGTGTGGTTTTGACAATTGTGGGAGCCTTAGCCCCCATATTCTTAACCCTGCAAGCCGTGTTTATGTCTTCATTCGGAGCTATGATTGCAGCGGCATTACCAATCATTGGGATTATTGCAGGAGTAGTGGTGGCTATAACAGCGATTGTTGCAATTGTGAAATACCTTTGGGAAACTAATGAAGGCTTCAGAGAGGCGGTCACGACTATCTGGAATGCTATACTAGCCGTTATCAATACAGTCGTTTCAGAAATCTCTGATTTCATCATGAGTATATTCGGAACGGTTGTTACTTGGTGGACCGAAAACCAAGAGCTTATACGATCTAGTGCAGAAACAGTCTGGAATGCTATCCAAACCGTAATTGATGCAGTCATGACTTTCTTAGGTCCATTAATCGAGGGCGCATGGGCGAATATCCAACTGGTCATCACGACCGCTTGGGAAGTCATCAAGACTGTAGTTGAGACTGCAATCAATGTTGTTTTAGGCATCATCAAGGCAGTCATGCAGATCATAACAGGTGACTGGTCAGGAGCATGGGAAACAATCAAGGGAGTGTTCTCAACTGTATGGAATGCTATCCAAAATGTTGTTCAGACCATCTTCACAGCCATCCAATCGTACATTTCAAATACGATAAATGCCATTTCAAGTACAATTTCAAATGTATGGAATGGAATTTCAAGTACAATTTCAAATGTATTAAATGGTATTTCAAACACTGTTTCAAATGTTTGGACAGGAATCAAGAATTCAATCGGGAATGCTATCAACGGAGCCAAAGACCTTGTAAGCTCTGCAATAAGTGCGATTAAAGGTCTATTTAATTTTAGTGTTAGTTGGCCACATATTCCACTACCTCACTTTTCAGTGAGTGGTTCAGCAAATCCATTGGATTGGTTGAGTCAAGGTGTGCCAAGCATCAGCATTGAATGGTATGCTAAAGGCGGTATCATGACGAAACCGACCATTTTTGGAATGAATGGCAATAGCCTTATGGTTGGTGGTGAAGCTGGTAACGAAGCAGTATTGCCACTTAATGATCAAACGCTTGGTGCTATCGGTCGAGGTATTGCTCAGACAATGGGTGGAACTTCACCAACCATCAACATTACTATTACTGGCAATACTGTCAGAGAAGAAGCTGACATCATTCGGATTGCTGATGAGGTGGCTCAGCGTATTGCTGACGAATTGCAACGTAAAACACAATTGAGAGGAGGGTTTGCATGATAAAGCATAATGAGCTTGTGATTGACGGTGTGAGAACATCGTCTTTTCCTTTTAAGGTCATTGTCCATGATTCTCCCTCAATTTCTCTGGGAGAGAGTAAGACAGCCCTTTTGGAGCATGGTGGTATCAGTGGAGCAATTGTTCAGACGAACAAGCATAGGGAACTAGTCAAGAAAACTTATACGATTTACTTGGTCAAACCTACTGAAGAACAGATGAATCAGTTCATGAGCCTGTTTATTCGTGAGAAATTCTGGCTAGAGAATGAGCAAGTTAAGACAACAAAGTTATGGTGCTACAAAGTCAGTGCTACAGAATTAGACCAAGTCAAACCTGGTCTTTATATGACTAAGGCAACTTTTACTTGTCATCCAACCAAGTTTTTCAAAAAAAGTGACACGCAAACTTTAACAAAAAGTGGGACTTTGACCGTTCAAGGTTCTGCTCTTGCATTTCCTAAAATCACAATCGTTGGTCAGAGCGCTGTTGAGACTTCGTTTACAATCGCTGGTCAGGTCATCCGTCTTGAACGACTCACTGAGTCGCTTGTGATGGTCAATAATCCTGACAATCCAAGTTTTAAAACAACAACAGGGAAGCCAGTGAAATGGTCAGGGGATTTTATCACAGTTGATCCAGCAAAAGTGAAGAATGTTGGGGTTGTTTTAGGTCCAGGTATTCAATCGCTTGAAATCGAGACAGTTTGGGGGTGGGCATAATTGCTTTATCTACTTAATCAAGATGTGAGAACCGTTCGGTGGAACGGGGAGCCACTTCATGAAGCGACTTCGGCGATTGTTAAAGAGACCATGAATGGGGATTTCACCCTAACTGTGAAATATCCTATTTCTGACTCTGGTATCTATCAACTTATTCAAGAAGATATGTTGATAAAAGCGCCGACTCCTGTTCTTGGTGCGCAGCTATTTCGCATTAAGAAACCTATCGAACACAATGATCATCTGGAAATCACAGCTTATCACATTTCAGACGATGTGATGCAACGCTCTATCACACCAGTAAGTGTGACTAGTCAGAGCTGTGGCATGGCTCTTTCTCGCATGGTTCAAAACACCAAAACCGCTTTGGGAGATTTTTCTTTCAATAGCGATATCCAGGATCGTAGGACCTTCAACACGACTGAAACAGAAACTCTGTACTCTGTATTGCTTGATGGCAAGCATAGTATCGTTGGGACGTGGGAAGGTGAGCTGGTTCGTGATAACTTTGCGATGACTATCAAGAAGAGTCGTGGCGAGAATCGTGGTGTTGTTATTACAACGCACAAAAATCTGAAGGACTACCAACGCACAAAAAATAGTCAGAATGTTGTCACAAGAATTCATGCAAAGTCGACTTTTAAACCTGAAGGTGCTGAAAAAGAAACGACTATCAGAGTGACTGTTGATAGTCCTCTTATCAACTCATACCCTTATATCAATGAAAAAGAGTATGAGAACAACAACGCAAAGAGTGTTGAAGAGTTGCAGAAGTGGGCACAGGCTAAGTTTTCAAATGAGGGCATTGACAAGGTCTCTGATGCTATCAAGATTGAAGCCTATGAACTTGATGGGCAAGTTGTTCACATGGGTGATACGGTCAATCTCAAGAGCTGGAAACATAATGTCGATGCATTCAAGAAAGCTATTGCTTATGAGTTCGATGCCTTAAAAGAAGAGTACATCTCTCTGACTTTCGACGATAAGGCAGGCACTGGCGGTTCTAGAGCTTCTGGTGGACTATCTAGCGCAGCCGATGCAATTCTTGGAGTGACAGAATCAGCTCAAGAAATTGCCCTTGAAAAAGCTCTTCAAAATGCAGACTTAGATTTTGATCACCAAGCTGAATTGTTAAGACAAGAAATTGCGGACGGTATCGAACTTGCAAAAGCTAAAGCAGAGGAAAACAAGCGTGCTCTATCAGATGAAATCGACAATCGTTTTTCAAATTTTGATAGCAGCATGAACGAGAAACTTGAAGACCAACGAACAAAAATCGAAGAGATTCGTGCGATTGGTTCAACAGTTACTCAAACCGCTGAAGAAGCTTTAGAAGAAGCTAGAAACGCTCTTGAGTCCGCTAATACTTCTAAAGGTTTGTCTGATTCCAACTTTGCCAAAATAGAGCAGATAACAGACAGAATCAAAACACTTGTGACTAAACAAGAGGTTGA